GCCCAGTACCCCCGGTGAGCGCTACGTTAGTGTACGTCCCGTTGGTGTACAGCGTACCGCCGGTGATCGCTCCAAGGGTCTTAATACCACTGGACGTGATGCCAGTCACCACGGTATTATCCGGGATGTCGGTCCCAGTAACGACTTGGTCCACCAAGACGTCGCCGTTGTAAGTGTCGCTGGTAAGAATGTTACTGCCCGTGACCAGCGCATAATCAGCTGAAAACACGACTTCCGATTCGATCACGTCCCACCCGGCGTTAACCGGATACTGGAACACTTGCGAAAAATAACCTGCTGAGCGTCTAGCACCATTGGCCTCCCCAGCATCGTACCAAGTGGCCTCGCGTACGTTGTAGATGATCACATCGGTGCACTCGGTCGCGTCGCCGCGTGGGTAAAACCACCAGATTTCTCCAAATCGCGGAACCTTGGTCGCCCACACCTTTTGGCGCTGCGCGTAGTTAAGGTTGTCGAAGAAGTAATTCTGGTTCATGTTATTGGGGATCTCTTTGACCACACCGTTGTAAAGCATGAACCGGTCCACAGCGCACCAGTAGTAAATACCGTCGTATTCGATCGCCGATTGACTCGAAAGTATCGACGTTTGGCTTGTGATGATGTCGTAGCGCCAGTATTGGGCCGGTGTACCTTGGCCCCCGATGTAGGACACGCGAACCAGCGAATCAATCGACCAAAACAAGCCGGATGGAGCGTTCGAACCACCACGCACCGGGAGACCCTGCACGATCTTGCCGGTAGCAACGTTTGTCTCGTTAGCATCAGCGCTCACCCAGTCGTCGGGGTTACCAGCTGCGCAATTACGGATGAGTCCGTCGTTACCGTACACAAAAATGTAGGGGTGCAGCACTACGACGCCACCAGAAACATCCACGTCGTTATCTATCGTGAGTGTAGACGATCCGGTGATCGTAGCAGCGTTAGAAATAGTAAATACGGTGGCATTTGTGACTGATACTACCGTGGTGTTCGCCGGAATGCCAGTCCCGGTAACGATTTGCCCCGGGCCAATCAGATCAGTGCTGGCTACGGTAACGGTAGTCGAAGATGCCAGTGTGGCCGCGATTGTAAAAATACCTATCGGGTTCAGCGTCGTGCCCGTGATGCTGCCGATAAGCACCGGGGTATTGGCGGTGCTATCGATTGCTACGAGGTTTTGGCCCGGGTGAGCCACAATGGTGTTGTCCGCACCCTCGCGGTTGTAAAACCCGTCGAATTGCCACAGATTAAGTGGGCTGGCTGTAAATCCATTGAGCGTAAACGAGCTAGCGCCAGCACCAATACCGTTTTCGTCGATGATTACTTCTTGCAGCCCGTCGCTGTACCCGCTAAAAATAGCGGTGAAGTTGTCCTGTGCGTTAACCCAAATGCCGCGTGACGGACCCAGCAGGTCCGCGCTTATCTGCTTGTACCCGCGTATCTTGCGAGGGCGACCACGCTGGAAGCGAACCCATCGACCGTCAGTATAGTAGTCCATGTCGAACACTGTACCATCCCGCTGGATGCCGGGTTTAGTGTCGAGCGCAAAGACTTTAACGGTCATGTAAAGACGCCCCCGGAGATACCCCCGGTGAATGTGCCAGTACCCGCGTAGGTCAACCCCGTAGCGGTGAGCGTCAAGCGCAGCACGCCGAGAATCGACACGTTCCACTGTCCGGAACCGGCGCGGTACATGCCCGTGGTGGGTTCGTTGCCGTAGTACAAAGCGGGGCTGGCGACACTGCCGTCGATTAAGCCTATGGATACCGAACCCGCAAGCACAGTATTGGCGTTAAGAATGTTAACCGAGTCGCAAACGAGTGTGGCTTGCTGATTCGATGCGATCGAGGCGGTTGAAGCGCCGGACACTCCGGTGGAGATCGTGACCGTGAAATTGGCCACCGTACCATCGGTCGCGTTTTGCACATAGTACACTTGGATGGTCTGCGGTACGATGATCGTCACGTTCCCGGTCAGTGTGCCGGTAAATTTCAAAATGACGTTCGTAGCCTCGGAGGAGGTTAGCGTGTACGTGCCGCTGGTCACCGCTTTGGTGAGCTGAGTAAAGTTAAACTGTGAATTCTTACCTAACCCCACCGTGTAGAACGCCGTGCCCGAGGATACGATGATCGCGGAATCACCGGCTTGGAAAGTAACGGTCAGCGACCCGTTGATCTGGTCCGACCCGTTCGTGTTTACGGCCAGAGCACCTGTTCCCGCGTTGCGCACCAATGTGAACCAGTTATTACCGAGTGTTGACGCCGCGTCCAACGTCAACGTTCCAGCACCCCCAGTCCACACCAGCGTTTGTGCACGGTCGGTACTGTCCGCCGCTGAATCCGACGCAAAGGTCGTGACGGGGTGCGATTGATTGAGTGTTGAGCCTACTGCGAGAAGTCCATAACCCGCCAGCGTGGCAGCGTCCGCACCGGAGGAGCCAATGCCGAAGGCGATAATTCCCCACGTACCCGACTCGTCCGGATTGGTAGTAATGTAAATGTACTGCGCCTGACCGGCAGCCACAGTGACGATCGTGCCTAGCCCGTTGTAGTTATACACCGTGAACGAGTTAGACCCAGTGTTTCGAATCAATGCGTCTTGGCCCACCGATGCCTGATTGGCCGGGGGCATCCGAAGCTGTAGTCCCGCACTGGTGGCGGTGACGTTCATGATTCGTGCTGCGTAGTCGTCGGTAGCGTTCCCGTTGATGGGCCACGCGAGTTGCGTGTTGGCGCTAAGTGTTATGGCGCGGAACGATACATCCGTTGGCTGGATGACGTTCGCGGTAAATGGTGAATTGTAACTCATGAGTCAAGTACCGTTGATTGTCGATCACCAATACGGGTGAGATCCTCGCCCTTGAGCACTCGCACGATCTCGTCGTACTCGGCCTTCCACATTGGGAGTCGGGCGTCATTTTTAAGATAGGGCATGGCTTGCAGGAGCGAGCCGTAAAGCATGGCTTGCGGTGAATACTGCGTGAACCAGTTGGTCTGGTTACTTGAATCCAGCGGCTGGGCACGCTCGTAGTATAACACCTCGAAATTATAGGCAGCATTCGGAGTAGGTCCGACTAGCCAGTGGGTGTAGTCGTAGTCGCAGTAGAATTTGGGCACATCCGTGCTGGTGGGATTGGGCCAATACTCGCGGATGTACTCGTACTTGCGCAGCAGAACCGGCTGGCGCTCTCCACCCACGGTAACATTCATGGAAACGGTTTTGCGCCACCGGGCGGGTTTGTCGATAATGCTGGCCCCTATCGTCATCGTACTAGCGTTGACGGTGAGGTTCCCGAGGAATTTGATGTCGGCTGCAAGCTTTTGCTCGCAGAGCATGATGAAGAGCGGGATCTTGGCCAGAGTGGCTGCGTCAATACGCTCCAGATACTGCTGGATGTCTAGCACTAGACTATCGTAAGTCATCACTACAGCAGTAGTCATATAGTTATCCTCTATCGATCAGTGCATCAGATTTTAACATGTATTTCGTTCTAGAGTCAAGCTCCTACATTTCTTTCGAAGTGCGGACAATCGACCAGCGACTTGAAATTTCCACCCCACCGGTTCTTGGGGTGAAGAGACTCCCAGTAGACACCCAAAGGGGCGAGGATACCCTTGTCCCAGATGATCTGCCCGTCCTTGAAGAAGTTAAGATCGATCGCGCAGCGCTTGAGGTGGATGGAGTTCAGAGTCTTTGAACGACCAGTCTTAACATAAATCGCTTGCTGCTCCGGGGTACGAGCCAGCTCCCCGCCGGTGACCACGAACCCCTGCTCTGTGGCGTGTTGGATTAGCTTGCAAGCGTCAAGGAGGAACGCGGCTTGTTCTTGGCTGAGGCTCATTCTTTGCCCCCTTTGCGCATTTCCATGACCTTCTCGACTGTGCGGCCACCAAAATAGGCCGTCATGACCAGCATCCCCCATTGGCCCAGCAAGGCTACGTAGGATTCTTGCACTTGGATTCCTGCGGCGCTCAGGCCAGCAAAGATCAGGTAAGCTGTCAGGATGTAGATCAGTGTGCCGGGGCGGATGTTCTTGGAGAGCCAAGAATCCGAGGCCATGTCGGCCTTCCAGCGGTCGGTCACGTTGTTGTCTTCAGCTACTTTAGCTGCCAGCAGCGCTTTGAGTTCTTCCTGCTCTAATCGGGCTTTCTCGATACCGAGTTCGAGCAACCGCTCTTCGTGGTCGTACTGGAGCTGGCGCAACTTGGCGACCTCAGCATCTGTGGGGTTGTCGGAGATCTTGACACCGAGCGCGTTCTCCACGACTTCCTTACCTTTTGCCTGAATAGCCGAAGATAAAAGACCCAGACCATTCTGGGCTAGAGTACCGAGCAGCGATGCGACAATTGGAATCATGGTCACCCTTTCAATTCGAAAC